AATAAAAATCGTAAAAATACTTGTAGGGGTGCGTGAGAGACATATATAAGAGTTTCTGAAAATAAAAAATTGATTCTAAATATATAGATGTTATTTACACTATACTTATAACAACATGGTCAAGAATACTGGTGGAAAACGTACTAAAGCTATAGCACGCAAGAATATGGCATCTAGATCGAGTTCGCTCGTTCTCGCCGATTGTGAAGAGAAAAAATACGCAATTGTCGTCAAACTCATGGGTGGCGCAATTTGTTCAATATTGACCGAAGATAATATGTCTCTCATGGGTCATATACGTGGAAAATTCTCGGGACGAAATAAATCCAAAAATATGATATCGACAAATACTCTCGTCTTGATCGGATTAAGAACATGGGAAAGTACGCCTAAAAACTGCGATATACTCGAAGTATATTCCCATGACGATATCAAAGTATTGGGGCAAATTCCGAGCATTCATATCGATCATTTGATTCGAATGGCCAATGGATTCAGTGGTACCGGAGGTGGAGGGGGAGGAGGTGGAGATTCATCGTCGAGTATCGCGGTCGAAGATATAGTAGATTTTATCAATGATGTTCCTGCAGTTAGTAATATAGCAATAATTGCGGATGTATCCGCAGATACGGAAGTGTTTGAATTAGAAAATACGACGGAAATTAATATTGATGATATTTAGATTTGTCAATAAAAATAGGACACATGTATTTCATTATATCGACCATATAGAAAAATAAAAATCATCTTTTTTTATTTTTTATCCTATTGTTCTATTCCAAAATTATATGTAGTAACAGATGATCATCAATTGTCCCGTTATATTCATTTATATTGTCATTATTTTCCAAAAGAGTTACATTCCATGAATGTATCCGATTTATCATAGGTACTACACGAAAGAATAATCCATTGGCGAATCCGAGAATGATTATCATTGTGAAAACTCTCATATTTGTCATATAGATGTATATGACAAATATCATTCTGAATCAATTTTACAAGCTTTGCGATAAGCCTTTGCGACAAGCCTTTGCGATAACCCTACAAATAAAGCAAAAGGGTCGCTCCAAAAATAAGGGACGAAATCGTTATGAAATTCAGGCGGATTTGGTCCGCGGGTTCATTTAGCCCCTCGTACTGGAATACCAATGCCTCCATGAAATATGTCACTGCACATATCATATAGGTTATTGCCGATGGATAAACCCCCGAAAAAAGCCGGATAAGTCCATACGTTGCGATATAATAGGCCATCATTCGTCTCGCTCGATCATTAGAGGACATGTGATCAATGAAAATCCCTGCATGTAGATCCCGGAAAAACGTCATTTTCGACAGAATCGCCAAAGAACATATGAAATCGTATATACCATTACAAATGAGAATCCCCGGAATGAAATCCATGTGATCTATACTATCTGCAACCGGATTTTTTTCTGGATTTTATCTTCTCCTTCAAATAGAAACATGTGTAGAGTCCTATAGGAATAATTGGGGATATCCTCGTAACAAATCAATCGGGAAAGAATTCCCGACTCTTCTAAATACACCATGTAAAGATATGATCCGTCGTTTTTCTGCATCTTGTCAAATAGAATACCTCTATGGTGTTGTTGTAAAAGTCGGGGATCCGTGGTACATCGATGTAATACGTCGCATTCCGTCTGTACTTTTTTGATTGCACGCATCGATTGATTGATATAATCCATGCGTTTTATCCAATGGTCGAAAAATGTATTGGCCCCCAGACTAAGATGCAGGATCGTATTCGAATGCTTGGAAATGGCCATCTGGTTCAACAGATCCACTAATCGGCGTATAGGACTCGTGATGTGGATATACGATTTCGATTTCAGGATTTGGTGTTCGATTTGTGCATCGGGACTATATGTGATATATTGTCCACATGTATTGCCCCATTGTTCAATGACCTGTCTCGTTTTTGTGGAAGTGATTTCTGTCGGATTCATCGAATCCGTAGTATGGTGGATAGGATCATTCTGGAAAACGACGGACCGGAAAATCCCGATTTGATTTTCCGCCATGTATTGCCCACATGCATTGTTCATATAGATCATCCAATGCTGGACGAGATCATGACTATCGTCTATATTTCGGGACAATCTTCGTGTTATGTCATATAGGATTTGATAATGGGGGTCTTGGAACAACGCGGGTTCATCATAAACATAATTCTTGTATAGGACTACCCTCGTATTTTGGAATGTGGGTTCGCCCATGATTGTAGGCGTTTGGGTTATAGGATCCAATGCGATTTCTATATCCATTGTGAATGCGAAACGGGGTGCGTTCGCCTGCAAACTGCAGAGATTGTCGCTCAATACGGTGGGGAGCATGGGACGTTTGCGATCGGGCAAATAAATGGTCGAAACACGGGAACTGAATGCCGTCCAAATATCCAGCGTATTCAACCATACATATACATTGGCAATATAGATTGAAATAATGTAACGATTTGGTCCAATGGATTGTACGCTGAACGCATCGTCGAAATCGAGGGATCCGAATGGATCAATCGAGAATACGGGGATATGGGTTCTATCGCGGATCTTGTATTCCGGAGTATTTGCAATGAGTTCGACATATTCTTGGGTACTCCGTTCTTGTAGAATGGATCGCGTTTTATTCGTGAAATCCGTGATGGATATATGGATCGATTTGCAAAAAAGCTGATATTCATAAAATGCACCGAGATCATCCGCGGTACCAATCGTATTTGTAAGGGATCCTATAGGATATTCTCCCGTCCATTCTCTGAATTGGAACGTCACATATTTGTTCTTGACCTTTTTATTAAATCCTATAGGATTATTATCCATTGGAACGAGAAAGGGGGGCAATGTACGATCATCGGGGATACATTTATAAAGGTGTCTCGGTTTCTTATTGGGGGTCTTGTGATTGATCTTGGTCTGGCTATAGATTTTGTCCAATAGAATAATTCCGGCGATATGTATCCCCGAACGAATATGGGAATAGGTCACTTTGGGGACAGAATCGCATATGTCAAATACATCCCCTGAGAATAGTTTATGTAAAAGTGGCGAAAATACCGGACCATTGTCAATCACATTGTTCATTTGATCGACAATCGACCAATTTGCATATTTGCGATTATGGATGATGATTCTATAGGACATTCTTTATAATATAGCAAAATCTGTTTATATATTTTTCTACGAAGCATGCCTTTGGAACATGCCTTTAGACACCATTTTTAAATGGAAAATAAAAATATCGCAATTTATAAAATGAATATATTTCTATTTCTTGTAACGAAATTTGTACAAGAAGAGCAATTTAATACGGGGTTATTAGTTACTATATGTTTTTTAATGAATATTATCCAAGCCAATGTGATATCCTATGTAACGGCGAACATTGTTCAAAGTGTAGAAAATAAAGATGCAAAAAACGCCTATTTTTTTTACTATATTTTTATAGGGGTAACATTGGTCGCATTAGTGCTATATCTCACATATATTCATTTGGAATGTACTCTCATGACAAAAATGCGCGAATGGATCAAATTGAATTTGGTGAAAATCTTGCTATTTAGAAATAACGATAATTTCTTGGAGACCAATACGTCGAAATATTATTCCATCATTAATCGAATGTCGAGAATCGCACATTTATTATTTAGTGATATCATCAGTTTCATTCTCCCGAATATAACATTTTTAATCATCATTACCGGATTCTTCGTCTATAAAGATTTTGCGTTTGGATTGGGATTCATGCTTGCAAATATTTGCATGTTCATATATCTATATTTTCAAGTATTTACTCTTTTAAAAAAGGACGAAGCATATGAAGAAAGTATCATACGTTGCGATGTACATTTGATGGAGATTCTGAATCATATGGATAAAATCATTTATCGCGGAAAAACGAGAGAAGAAGTAGAGTCTTATTCAAATACGATACAAGACGGGATTAATACATCATATGATTTCTATACAACCTCCAATATACAAGGAGGATTATTATTATTATTCACCACCGTCATCCTATTTCTTTCATTCGGATATTTGGTGGATCGAGTCATCCATAAAAAACTGGATATTACTATATTCATCACCTTTTTCACTATTCTCCTTTTATATCGCGAAAAGATGGAATGGGCGTTTAATCAACTCCCCAATTATGTAGAATTGATAGGACGTACAAATTCCGTCTACAAGTATTTCAAAGATACAGAAGAATCCGTGATCGAAGATCAAGAACGAGTCATATATGATTCATCTGTGGGATTATCCTTCGATACGATTCTATATGACCACGTGAGTTTTCAATATCCAGGGACGGACAAGGTCATCATGCGGGATTTCAATATAGAAATCAAAACGAAGAACAAAATCATTGGTATTACGGGACCTTCGGGAAAAGGGAAATCGACCTTCATGAAATTGCTATTGCGATTATATGCGCCTACTTCAGGTACGATATACGTCGATGGCGTGGATTTATCTACCGTGGATCCCAATTATATTCGTTCGAATGTCATATACGTGAATCAGAATTCGAAACTCTTTGATAAAAAAGTGTTGGATAATTTGACATATGGTTGCGCCGATGGCGAATGTGATGCCTTATTGGAGAAAATGATGCAATATCCGAAAATAAAGTCGCTCTTTGATCATATAAAGATGAATAAAGAGAGTGGGTCATTAGGGGAGAATCTATCGGGTGGCCAGCGCCAGGTAATAAACATGATCAATGGGATGATTCATCCGGGGAAGATCCTTATATTGGACGAACCCACGAATGCGTTAGATGGAGAATTGAAACAGGAGGTTTTGCGTATTATTGCCGATGTGCGGAAATATAAAAAATGTATATTTATCATTACCCACGATCGAGATGTCTATTCTTTATTTAGTGAGAATATTCAAATATAAAAAGTTAAAAAGAAAGTCCTATAGAAAATATGCCAGTGAAACGACAATATAAACCTTCGTCTAAACCCTCAAAAAAACCCTATAAATCGATCGAAGAACCCGAGATCCATCAAACCTATCTCGTCGTCGTCGAATCGCCGTCCAAATGTAAAAAGATCGAATCCTTTTTGGGGGGCGAATATAAATGCATCGCAAGTATGGGTCACATAAGAATACTAGATGGATTGAAGGCCATTGATATTTCGAATTTCACCCCAAAATTCGAAATATGTCCAGAGAAACGGGATCATGTCGCCTATATGCGTCGTGTCATCGCCCATTTCGCGATTGAGAATATCTTTATTGCCACGGACGATGACCGCGAAGGTGAAGCCATCGGATGGCACATTTGCCAAGTGTTTGATCTACCGATTCGCGCAATCAAACGCGCAGTTTTCCACGAAATCACCGAATCCGCCGTATGTAAAGCGATCGAAGGGGCATGTCCTATAGGAATCAATATGACACGGGTGGATGCGGCAATCAGTCGACAGATACTCGATATATTGATCGGGTTCCGCATTTCCCCCATTTTATGGAAATATATTTGTTCGAGTAAATCCACACCCCTTTCGGCGGGTCGCTGTCAAACCCCCGCATTGAGATTGCTATATGACAATAAACAGGGGGTAGAGAAGGCGACTATGCGATGGACGATGAAGGGGTCGTTTTTCCACGAACGTCTCGATTTTGTATTATCAAAAGAGTTTGATAAACGGGACGATGTGGTCGATTTCTTGGAAAAATCCGTTCTATATGATCATCAATTCACGATAGATCCTTCGGATAAAGTATCCTGTCGCGGTCCCCCGAAACCATTCAATACATCCACTCTTTTGCAAACGGCGAGTAATGTACTGAGTATGAGTCCGAAAGAAACCATGTCTCTATGTCAACAATTATATCAAGATGGTCATATAACGTATATGCGAACGGATAGTCAACGACTATCCTCTGTCTTTTTATCGAGTGCGAAAAAATTCATCGGGGATACATGGACACCGAAATATGTGAATGAGAACACGAGTCATATAGAATCCATTACGGGATCGGGATCTGCGAGTGCACATGAAGCCATTCGACCGACGAAAGTGGGTTCATCCACGATTGTCACCAAAGTCCCGAGGATGGGGGCATTATACCATCTCATTTGGAAAACGACGGTGGAAAGTTGTATGGTGGATGCGAAGGTGAATATCGCGACGGTCGAGATCACGAGTCCTATAGAATCCGCGAAATATGTGAATCATATAGAAACTCTTGCATTTGCGGGGTGGAAGATCGTGGGCGGGAAAACGGACGATTTGAAAGAACAGCAGAATGAAACGTTGAAATGGTCGTTGCGGAATCGCGCGACCACAGGAGTCAATTATAATGTCATACGATCGGAAACGGTGGCGCGAAATAGGGGGTCGTCGCATTATACGGAAGCGGGACTCATTAAACGGTTGGAAGATTTGGGGATCGGGAGACCCAGTACTTATGCAAATATCGTGGATACAATCAAGGATCGGGGATATGTTACTCTGGAAAATATAGAAGGAGTGCTTTATGAAACGGAGGATTTTGTGCTGAATCGGGATATAGGACCATCCATTAAATCCGTAAAAGATAAAAAGGTGTTTGGACAGGAAAAGAATAAATTGGTTATACAGCCTATAGGAGAATTAGTGGTGGAATTTTTAATGGAACATTATCGATCTCTCTTTGAGTATGAATATACGAGTTGTATGGAAATCCGACTGGACCGGATTGTCGAAGGGAATGATAGTACCTTGTCCATTTGTAGGGATTGTTCATATATGATTGATGAATTGGAGAATGCCACGAAAGATTGCGAGAAAATCGCAATTCCATTGGATACAGACCATGTAGTCGTTTTCGAGAAATATGGTGCAGTGATCCGAACACGCGAGAAAGTGGACGGCGAATACGTCTTTATCCCGATAAATAAAAAGATATTTAATTTAGAAAAACTGCGAAGGGGGGAATATACATTGAAGGATTTGCAGTATACCGCGGGACAAGGAGGTCATATAGAAAATATACAGCGGACAATTACCCCGGATTTGACGATTCGTCTCGGCAAATACGGATATTATTTATATCACAAACGCAAGGATATGAAATCCCCACAATTTTATAATTTGAAAATGTGTAAAATCCCGTATTTGAAATGTGAGGATTCCGAATTAATCGAATGGATAAAGGGGAATTATCCAAATATATTATAGGATAGATATAATATAGTTAGTATGGATTTTACAAATTTGAGTTATTATATATTATGTATTATATTTTTTACAAGTATCATTTGTTTATTCATGTACACAAATCTACATACATATTATCATTCATTTATAATTACACTTGTCATATACATACTATTTATGATAATGATTGTACAATATAGCATGAAAACATGGAGGCCGATTGATTTTACAAAAGAACCTACCATTTTCAGTTGGTTGTTTATAAAGGATTTTACAAATATAAATTCGAATCAAATCTTTTTGATTTTCACCATTATAATTATAATCTTAAAAATCGTATTTGTCTCCATGATGATAGATCTTTTATCATATGGACATAAGCAATTAAAAAATTATACAATGTCCAATAAGCGATATTCATTTAATGAAAAGGATAGAGACACGACAAATAATTTTTCAAACTATAAGGACTTGTCATATTCATCTTTTGCAATATTATTAATCCAATTTATTATACATTTGTTTGCCATGACTTTAAAGAAGGATTCTGAAACCCAATTAACCTCTAATAATACAGAAACTGATAATAAACAAAAAGAATATTTGGAAAATCTATGTAATTATATGAAAATAGCGAATATTGTAAACATTTGTATAATACTATTGGTACAATTTCCGATTATTGTTTCAGAAATATATTATTCAAATACGTTACATCGAATCAAAGAACGTGGAAATATGCTATATGATGTTTCGAATGCAAAGTCTAATAATATACCCATAGTAAATACGCCAAATAGAGACTTGACTGCCTTGTCCTATAGTAAATCTCAACTTCCTATCAATTACACGAATTATTTCGGGTTTGCAAATCGATGGTAAATCGCATTGAATGTTAATGGGGAAAAAATGCATAAAAAATGATCTCATAAAATGTCATATAGAATGAAATTTTATGAAACTACGTTTGAAGAATATATCCAATCTGTAAAACGGTATAATCTCCATCCTGATTTTCCGCGGAGAACATCTTCTTCTGCAGACGAATCTATATCGCATTTTGAAAACAAGATTGTATATGGTCCCGCGGGAATCGGCAAATATTCACAAGTCCTCTATATGCTCCGGAAATATAGTCCCACTGAATTAAAATACGAGAAAAAGATCGCGATACAGATGGAGAAACAAGAGTATATCTATCATATAAGTGATATTCATTATGAGATCGACATGTCGTTATTGGGATGCAATTCAAAGAATATATGGCATGAAATTTATGGTCAAATCGTGGATATCATTTCCATTAAACCGGATAAAAC